GACTTCGCCAACTTGATGCGCTGCACAATAATGGGCGATGGCGAATGCCCCGAATGTGGTGGAGATTGTGAGGTTATTGATGGCGAGTACACCTCGCGCCAAGCCGACCGCGACACAGAACCAGAAATTACCACAAAATGGGAGTTATGCAAGTGTAGTTATTGCGGATATAAATTTTATAAATAAAAAAGATATGGAAGTAAGATTTAAATTAAAAGAAGCCTTTGCAAGAAGCGAGGCCAACGGGAAAAAAGTGTTTAAACGTGATTTGGCAAAGAAGCTTTGGCCAACTAGTGCAGAGAGTTCGCAGCAAGTTTGCATGACGAAACTTCTTAACGGCTCTTCAAAAAGAGTAACGCCCGAATGGGTACATATAATTTGCAAGGAACTTAATTGCACCGCTGACTTTTTGTTTGGGCTAAGTAATGATTAAGCTTTTCAAAAAAATATGCGATGTGGTGTGCGGTGCGCATCAGATACGCATCATTAGAAGTGCGCTATATGTGTTTATCATGGCGTGTGTTTTGTTATCGCCTCTAAATGGAGGTTTGTTAATTCTTGCCGTCTTTGGATGTGTCGGAATGGCTTTTTTGACGTCTGACGAAAAAGACGAAAACGAATAAAAAGGTATGGAACAACAAGAAAATTTACAATTTATTGGCAGCCAAGCCGAACAAATTAACCCTTTTGGAGGGTTTGAAGAAGAAACAGAAAGTAACGTTATTGAGCTGTTACAGGGCGTGACCACAGAAGAGATAAAGAGCGTTTTTTTTGATGCCGATGCACTCGTAGAACCGCCTTACAAGGTCTTCCAGCTGAATAGTAGTGGCCATCGTTATTATTATCGATTTAATGATGGCGGAGAGCCTGAATTTTATCCAAGCGTAACAACGATATTAAGCCAGACAATGCCAACTAACATCCACTTAACGAAGTGGATAGCCGATAAAGGCTTTGACGAAGCAGAGCGTTACAAGATGGAGCGCGCAAATTACGGAACTTTCATGCACGCGCAATTCGAGAAACTTATCATACAACGCGAATACAACTTGGACGGCTTGAAAGCAGAACTAAAAAGGTACATCGAGTGTAACGACTTGCCAGACAACTTTATAAATTATGCGGATGACTTGAAAAAGGATGTGCTTGCTTTTGCTCAATTTGTCTTAGATTATGACGTTAGGCCGTTGGCTGTTGAAATTGCACTTGTCCACCCTGCATATAACTACGCTGGCATGATAGACTTGCCTTGTACGATGCTTGCAGACAAAGGCAGCGATAAGCGAATAACCGCAATTGTCGACTTTAAAAGCGGTCGTAAGGGCTTTTATCCAGACTATGAAGTACAGCTACATCTTTATAAAATGATGTGGGAGGTAAATTTTGAAAAACATCCAATCGACAAAGTTTTTAACTTTGCTCCAAAAGATTGGCGCAAGTTTCCTACATATCACTTAAAAGACCAAACCGACAGCGTTGAGGCGAAAAAAATACCTCACTTGTTGGGTCTTGCTTCAATAGAAGATGATAAACGAGATAACAACTTCATATCTTGCAGCGGTGTTGTTTCGCTTGATAGTAAGAATATCACACAAAACGTAACAAGCCTTTCACTTGCCGAACTTATCAAGAAGAAAGGTAAAAAAGAGACTGCGCCAAGTGATGATAAGGCGGTGACAATAGATGACATAACCGAACAAAAAGAACGGAATGTGTTAAAACAAGAACGAGAAGTGTTAAAATCGGAACAAAAACAAGCCGAAAACAACACGCCAAGTAGTTTACTAACAGATTTGAACGATATGTAAATATGGATGGACGAATAAAAAGGCCTAGCCCAGATAAGGGGCTAGCTTTGCCAAGGATAGGAAGTTTGCACGTTGGTAAAAAAGTTGTCGGACGAAATGGCAAGGAATATCCTACAAGCACCGATTACTTTATACCAAGCGGAAAATATGCGCCTTTGTTTACAAAAGCGTTCGGCCCTACACCCTCAACTATACAAATAGTCTTTCCAGACAATTCGCCTGAAAAAGTGTGCGCGGAGCGGTACGAATATAGGGACGATGCTGGCGGTTTGGTGGCGTATGGTGACGGCCAAACGTTCAATGTGTGGAATGGACAAAAGTACGTTTCTTACACAATTGCAGACTATCCCGAACTAATGGCAGGAATTGCGAGAAAGTACCCGAACCGCGCAGTACGCGCAGGCTTTGACGGATGGAATGTAATATTAACACTTACATTCGTTATTCCGTCTGTCCGTGGCGTGGCTGGCGTGTGGACGTTCACGACAAAAGGCGCGTCTAGTAGTATTCCACAAGTGCGCAATACATTTGATGCAATTTTGGAAGAAAAGGGCTTTGTTCGTGGTATAATTTTCGATTTGAACGTAAAATTTGCCACATCACAGAAGCCTAACAACAACAGCCGTTACCCCGTTGTGTCGCTTGTCCCAAACGAGAGTGAAGAGAATATTACGATTGTAAAGCAGGCGTTTTTACCGATAAATCCGCCTATTTCACAAAATAAAGCAAAATAATTAGGCAAAATGTTTGCAAGATAAAAATAAATGCTTAACTTTGCAATACAAAATTCTTCATTGGAGTTCAAGAGCCGCTTGGTTTATACACTCATCTTTTCCAAGCGGCTCTATATTCTGAAAAAGAAATAACGTTGAACCCACAACTTTGACGTATAAAAATATGCATTCGTTACCCCCTATCTTAAAAGTGTGTTGTGGCCTTTTTCGATGGGGGGTTATTTTTTTACAAAGATGGAAACAAATAATATGATTGTTCGCCACATAAGTGGTGGTAACTTTACAATCTTAAATAATGAACTTTTGCAAAGTACAAATATGACATTCTTTACAAAAGGAATGTTGTGTTATTTACTTAGTTTGCCGAATGATTGGGAAATAAGTGTAATGCAATTGGCAAATGCATTTGGGGAAAAGGAATGCCGTATTTTAAAGGCATTTCGTGAACTCATCGACTTGGGGTTTTGTGTTAGAAAAGCACATCATGAGAATGGAAGACTAAGAGGGCAAAGGTATCACATTAGCGATGTTGCAGGCGGATTTAATGAAATTTTCAAGAAACAAGAAGAGCCAAGTTTATTTGAAAATACAGCCCCCATAAAAAACAGCCACACTGAAAATACAGCCCCCATAAAAAACAGCCACACTGAAAATACAGCCCACTGCGAAAATGGGGGGACATATACAAAAGAAGATAAGAAAAAAGACAAAATAAACAATTATAATAAAAACAAAAAAACGCTCTTTTCCGAAAATTTGATTTTGTCCGACATAAACAATGTTTTGGCAAAGTTTAGTGGTGAAGAATACAAAAGTATTGATATGGAATACTATTACCACGCCGTGAAAGATTGGAGCGAAAGCAGCAATACTATGCGCACAGAAGTAGGGTGGTATGCAACCATACGCACCTTTATCCGTGGCGACATTGAACGAAACAAGCTACATTTGAAACCTGAATATCAAACGCAACAAGGTGGCAAGGTGAATGTAGATGATGCTTTGAACTTTTTAAACATGTGATTATGAACAATGAATTATCTAACAGCTTACCAGCGATAAGGCGTAATGCTTCGTTAATGGTTCATTCTCCACGAGCTGGACAAAAGGCAATTGACGTGCGCAGGGCATTGGCTGAATTACCAGAAACAACAAGCACATTAACGCCAATCGAGCGTAACGTTTTTAATGCGAGTGTAAAAAGGCAGATAAGAGAATATACGGACGATGCGGAGTTGGTTCACAACGCAAACGCATTGTTTCGTTATATTGCGATTGATGTCGGTTATAACATTCCGACTAATAAAGTAGATTGGACATACATTCAGACGCGTCTTCTAGATGTCTTGAAAAAGTACTTTTGTACATTTTCACTTAACGATATAAAGTTGGCTTTTGAATTGGCGTCAGTTGGTGAGCTTGATGCCTATTTGCCAAAAGACAAGAATGGCAAAGCAGATAAGGGACATTATCAAAATTTCAATGCCGAGTATTTCTCGAAGATACTCCACGCCTATGCAGATAGGCAAGGCGAGGTTTTACAAAAAGTGTTCGAAAACACTCCCAAAGCTGGTATCACAGATGAAGCCGACAAGCTTGCAAACAATACATTTGCAAAAGCATTGATAGATACTTATGTGTATTACAAGTATCACGATAAGATGCCAGACATTAGCCAAGTGCAAGAAGTATGCTTTTATAAGCTGTTGTTCAATTGTGGGCTAATTAACGAGGAATTGACACAACAAGACTTGCATTTGTCGATGATGGAAATACGCAGACAAATTGCAATTGGCCTTATAAAGCCATTTCAAGCAGGGAATATTCGCGCACAAGGTGAGGCACATGAACTTGTTAAAACAGGTGCCTGCAAATTCGCACAATCTAGGGCCATACGCACTTGCTTTGATTGGATGAGTAAAAATGAAATACAAATAACAGATTACATAGTATTGAGAAATGAACTATAAGTGAAAA